TGTCTGCAATTTCAGTCCATTCAGCAAGTTTCTTTTGGATTTCCTGCTCGGAAATCAGGCTTTTCAGAACGCTGTTGAAATTCGCTGTGCCGATGGCGTCAAGGGCCTTGTTCTTGTCTTCGGGACTGTCCAGTTTGTCAAGCTCCAAATAGTCATTGAGTGTTGCGCCACGAGCTTCGGCTTTCTGAAATTTCTGGCGGTCGAGGTCGAGCAGCTTCACGCGGCGTCGGATGGTGGTCTGCGAAAAACCGGACTTTTCTGCGATCTCAGCTACAGAATCACCCATGTTGAGCATCATCTGGAAGCCTTGCGCCTGCTCATAGACGGTCAGATCGCTGCGCTGCATATTCTCAACAAGCATGGTCTGAAGCTGCTCGCGCTCGGACATTTCGACCACCACGCACGGCAGCTCCGTCAGGCCCGCAATCTTCGCGGCGGCATAGCGGCGGTGACCGATGATGATGGTAAAGTCCGTATTGGAGTTGTCCGGTTCATCCGGAACGACCGTCAGGTTCTGCAGGATGCCGCTGGCCTTGATGCTTGCGGCAAGCTCCGACAGATCACCGAGATCCTTGCGTGGATTGTCGGAGTGTGGGAAAAGACGGTCGATTGCGATATTTACGATTTGAGGCATTTGTGAATCTCCTTTCAGTTCATGGGCGCGTTTGCGCTCCGTTTACGCGGCACCAATGCCGCTGCGCTTTTTTCTTCCGCGCCAGCCGGCAGGTTGGGCAGAATGTATTTTCTTTGCGCTCGATGAAAGAACGACCGCAGCGAGCGCAGTGCTGCGGCGGGATTCTGCGGAACTCGGTGCATTCGTCGCAGTTTTCACAGCGGCCACACCCTTTGATTTCATCCCAGTTTACGCATAACAGCCGCTGCCAGTATGGATTATCGTCAATGTCGTTGATGCGCTTGCGGAGCACTGAGCAGAGCATTTCAAGTGTTTGCACGGTTTCTGTTCGCGTTCTGGACAGGTGTACCGCCTGCTTTACGGTCGGGTCTGGCGCGCCATAACCCCAAGGCTGATCTTTGAGCATGGCGCGTACTTTGTCCTGATTCTCGGTCAGATAGACGAAATAAACTTTCCCGCGCACGGCTTTTTCGGATTTGCCGAGTGCCTTGCCAATGGCGGTGTAGCTGTTGCCTTTTCGGATTCCGTCTGCCAGCACATCGAAGTCGGTCTGTGTCCAAGCTGCGGATGAACCATGATTGTCGGCTTTGACCGGCCGCTCTTTCAGGCCGAGGTCGTTGCATCGGCGCTGGATCGCGCCGGCCGAGCGACGCAGCATATCGGAAAGCTCAGCGTATCCGTACCGATGCTGCTGAAGCAGCATTTTCAGCCGCGCGTCTTCATCGGGTGTCCATGGGTCTTTCCGCTGGATGGCAAATGCCTGAAAGTCCTTCTTGCGCTGCTCGGCTACCCATGCAGGCTCCTCGCCCAGCGCCAACGGCTCCATTTTGGAAAAATCAATGAACGAGCGGTGCTGTTCTGCCCATTTCCAAAACTCATTGAGCCGAATGACACGAAAACTGTTCTGATTGACGCGCTTTGTGTGAATCGGGAGGCCACGGTTCTCAACCCAGCTTTTCAGCTTATAGTTCCCACCGGCATTGCTGCCGCAAACGGCGATTATAAGCTGATTCATGGATATGTAGTCGCCGCCGAACAGAACCGGGCCAAGTCCCAGTCTGTTTTTCCGTACGATGACAGCCTCAACGGAGCGGTTAAGACGCTTCGCAATCGCGGGGATTGACATGACACCCCATTGATCTTGGAGGAATTGTTCTTCTGCTTTTGTCCATCCTGCGTGATAGCTTTGCAGTCCGAGCGAACGTCTCTTTTGTCGTACAGACCCTTCCGTCCGGCCAAGCGCTGCGGCAATAGCCGCTGCCGGCTGTGAGCGACTATGCTCGCGGAGATATTGAAGTTGATCGTCCGTCCATTTTCCCATGTGTCAGGCGATTCCTCCTTTCTGTCAGAATAGTGTGAGCTGCCCGGTTTTCGTTTCCTGCAAGGGCAAGGGCGGCAGCGCGGCAGACGACTTTAACTTGCCGGTAACTTGCTCGGCGGGTTTTTCGTCTGTCTGAAGCAGTAAATCCATCTGCGCCCAAATGCGGCGGTAGTGCCAGATGTCGCGGAAATAAAACGGGGTGTACCATATATTCTGGTCTGGCCGGGGGATAAGCCCCCGGCGGTCAAGCGCTGTTGAGGGATGAAGAAGCGTGTCGCCAATCACGACGTACCCGGCGCAGCCCATGAGCGATAGCTGCAGGTAGCACATCAGACCAACGATGTAGTCAATGTCCTGTGCTACAAAAAGCACAGAGGTCTGATAGTTGATTTTCTGCCGCGTACAGGCGTTTGCAAACGCCACCAGCAACGCTCCTGCACCGCAGGCACAATCGTTGACGGAGATCCAGCCGTCCCGCTCTACACGCGCTTGGAGGTCTGTGCCGGTGATCTCGGCCATCATACGGCAGACATTATAGGGCGTGAAAAACTGTCCAGCGTGGTCATTGCCCAGATCAAGCGCCATGTAAAGCTCACCGAGAAAGTCCTGGTCCGGGTTAAAATCCATACCAATCACGACCTCTTGGAGCATCTGCGAGAATTTGAGCATTTCTTCGGGCTTGTACTTTCCGGCAATCGTCATGTACGTCTTTTCGCGCTCAGCGGCTTGACTCCGGTCAACGGTATTTGAGATCGCGATTGCGGCGAGTGTTATGAAATCTTGCCAGATTTCCCAGCGTCCATATCGGCCGCAGAGGGAGTTGAAGATCTTTACAAACTCCGTCTGATGGGTGCTTTTCAGATTGTGCGGCACACTTCTTCCCATGGCTTATTCCTCCGTCTGCGCCGGTTCAGGCGGTATGATGGAACGCTTGGTGACCTTGCCTTTGGTGGACTCGACACCAGCATCGAAGCCGCGCCGGTAGATGCGATAGAGGTATTTCGTCAGGTCTTCACGGTTCATGTGCTTGATAGCCTTGTAGTCCTCGCGCTTGAGCATCGGCGGCTTCAACTCATTCATCAGCCGCGTCCTCCATATCGTCCGGTTCATCAGCCGGGAGCACTTCGCGCGGATTCGAGCCAGCGAACGGTCCGACAATGCCGTTTTCCTCCAGCAGCTCCATGATGCGGGCGGCGCGGGCATAGCCGACGTTCAGGCGGCGCTGCAGGAGAGAAACCGTCGCCTTGTTTTCCATACGCACGATGCTGACAGCCTGATCGTAGAGATCATCGTCCGTGGCATCGGAGCTGTCGGCGGTGTCGCCGAGATCATCGTCCGCGTCATCCTCTGCGTCATCGCCGTCGAGCATTTCAGGGGCCTCGGCGTCATCAGGATCTTCCGGATCTTCCTCGTAGGCATCATCATCTTCGACTTCGTCCTCGTTGATGACAGGCATCATGCCGTCTTTGAGGCTGCGCTTTTCCATAACGTCGCGGAAGAAATACTGCATCCAGTACGTCAGCATCTTCATCAGGACGGATTCGATCTTTGTCCGCAGCGTCTTCGTAATCGTAAAGGTGCCGCCGGTGACCTTGGTTTCCAGCGAACCGTCCTTGAAGATCCACGTCATTTTGGCTTCGGGGCTGATGTACCCGGCTTCCTCGACGTTTTCCAGCATGGAGAGCTGGGCGTCCATGCCCTGAATCGGGGAGATCGTGAACGTGGGCGGATAGGTGTCCTTCTGGAAGCGATATGTCAGGTCATGTTCTTCGCATAAACCTTCCATCTTCTTTTTCTGCGCTTCATACATCGAAATTTCACTCATGGTAGTGACTCCTTTCAGTCATCAGTCGAGTAAAAACAGCGTTCCATTCCAAGCTGTCTTCACTCTGTAATTTTGTAGATCGGTTTCTTTTACGTACTTTCGACCAAACAGCTCTTTCATGCGCCGCCAGTCATCCCAAGGAATCTTGTAGACCTCACCGGTTGAGAAACCGGCAACGACGAAGCAGCGAGCGCCGAGCTGCTGGTGCCTGTCCATGTAGGCCGCCTGAATATCCAGAACGCGATCCTGCGTCAGACGGTCCGTAGACGTGAATTTGGCTTCGATCAGGATTGTCCTGCCGCCTTTGAGCGTGCCCTTGTAGTCGACCTGCGCCTTTTTTGTGTAACAGGCCAAGAATCGGCCACTGCCCTCCGGTTTGATAACCTTCATCGGTTCAGGCGTTTTTTCGATCACGGCATAGCCGCGGTCGCGGTAGTAATCGAAGGAGCCGTCAAGCCGCTGCTCGAAATACTGGCCCTTCTGGCGGGCGATCTTGCCGAGAAGCTGCCGTTTTGGATCTTTCGCCATGGCTGCCTCCTAACCTTTGCAGTACCACATACCGCATTGCTCGCAGTAGATTCGGCTGTCCGGGTCGTTGCCTTGCGGAAACTCTGCCTGGAAGATGTAACCCTTGCCCCAGAGATCGCTGTGATTTCCGGAAAGAACATCTTCCGCTACAGCCCATGCCCGCGCAACGGCGTGGGCCTCGCCGGGCTCAGATGCACGAGCTGGCCAGACAACGCCAGTTTCCGAAAAGGTGCCGTACTGCTTCGGCTGCGTCAGAACACCTTCGAGCGTGTCGGGATAGCGCGGGTCAGCTCTGCGCATAAGGGGAACGTCGCATACGCGATAGCGGCACAGGTCGCAGCAGTTGTCGCCGCCGGCTTCCGTATAACAGGTGATGGCAAGGAGCTCCAAGTCACGTTTGTCCTGTGCGTCTACGAAGCCGCCCTTTCCGCAAGGCTTGCTGTCTGCCTCTTGGGGAGGCTCTGGCAGATCGTATGTACCGGGAATGTCGGCGGTTTCGTGTTCGACCTCCGCGTAGGCTTCGACCTCCAAGCGGCTCTGATAGGCCGCTTCGTCAAACGTCGGCGAAATTGCCGCGGAAACAACAGGCGTATTTTCGGTTTCGCGTGGCATCGCAATCGCAAGCACCAACGCGGCGAGCAGGATCAGCGCCGCCAGAAGAACAACCGTAGGCAGGTTGCGCCTTGCCCATCTTTTCATATCCTCATCCTCCATTCTCATTTCCATCACCGAGCGTGAACTGCTGCGCGACACCGGCGATCATCTGTTTTATGTCTGACGGGAGCGCCATGTACTCCCGATCGCTCTTGATGCGCACCGTGTAGGAGCGCTGAAAGTTGGAAGCGACCACGCTTTGCACTGTTTCGGCGTTCATCATGCCCCATTCCCGAAGCTGCTGCGGTGAACCGACAAGCCGCTGAATCGTAGGTGGCAGACGGTCGTATTCTTCTTTCGCGTTGTAGCCGCTGTTTGCAATCGCCCGGTAGACCAGCGTCCACGCTTCGGCAGCAGTCATTTCCTTTGGCATGCGCATTTTCGTGATCTGCTCTTTGACTTCGCCGATGTTCGGTGGAAACGTGTTTGTCCGTGAGGCGATCATGGCTTTTACTGCAACGGCAACGACCATGACGGGCTCATCCTTGAACATCTCAGCCCAGAGATCGACGATCTTGTTTGCCTCCTTGGGGCTGAGGCCGTTATAGAACTGCGGGTAGGCCGCTTTCAGAACCGCCAGAATATCAGCCGTTTCAAGCCTGTCCATTTCTCATGCCCTCCGCGATGTCGGTAAAGACGTTGCCGCTGGAGCCGCTGCCTTGATAGCGATACTGGCCACCTTTGTCCTGCTCCTTGGAAAGCCAAGCATTGATGAACCGGCGGATTCCTGATTTCGTCTTGCGCCGCTTGGGATTGTCGGTGCTCCAGCTTGACATCTTCCTGAGTTCCTGCATGACGTTGACAGCGGGGTACAGCTCACACCAGCGGTTGTAATCCTCCGGAGATACATCAAAGAACGACTTGTCATTCAGAATGATGCTGATGATTGGCGGCGCGGAGACGGTTCCCGGCTCTGCGCAAGAATCTTCCGTATCCTCTATATCTGTATCTAAGCTCTTATCTCTAATCTCTTTATCTCTATCTCTATTCTCTATCTCTATAGGGACAGTTGTGGGGACATCAGTGGGGACATTGTCCCCACTTTGGAGCGCCGGGGAATTACGTTGCCTGCGCTTCTTTTCACCCCAGTCCGTCTCGCACCCAACAAGATTGTTGTGATCTGCGAGAACAAGAACACCGTCGATGTCTTCGTAGACAAGGCCAAAGGATTTGTAGAGATTGAGCGCCACGCGGATCGTATCAGCGGAGAACCACTTGAGATCACGCTGGATTTTCGGAATGTCGTATTTGATAACGACCTCACCGATTTGTCGAGATAAGCGGCCATCAGTGTTGATGGTCTTGAGACAAAGCATCTGATAGAGAACAACGTAGTTTGCACCGTC